CGGAATCCCCGTCCACGTCCCTGCGGCCACGGCCTGCAGTTGCTCCATCAAGCCCCATTTTGCGGAGAAATTCGGCATTTAGGTTACTCCGTAGAGGGCGAGGGTGTTGCTCACCAAGTACCATGATGTAAGGGCACCGACCTGAACGGGACTGCTCTTGTTGGCATTTGTGTTGTCACCAAGGTCACCATCAGTTCCTCGTCCCCATGCCCAAAGAGTGCCGTCCGTTTTTACCGCAAACACATCGGCGAGCCCAGAGGTTGAAATCTGAGACCAATTTGTCAGAATGCCGATTTGCACGGGGCTCAGTCGATTGCTTGTGGTGCCGTCTCCAAGTTGTCCAAAAGTGTTTATACCCCAAGACCAAAGAGTCCCATCCGTTTTGATGGCCGACGTATGTTCTCCGCTTGCACCGCAAGAGACCTGAGCCCAGTCTGCAAGGGTGCCGATCTGAACAGGGCTGGAACGAAATGTCGCAGTTCCATCGCCAATATATCTTCCCCACCCCCAAAGTGTACCATCTGTTTTTACTGCATGCTGCGCACCCGTTGATTCGCCCACAGAAACCTGAGCCCAATTGGTGAGTGCGCCGATTTGAACGGGGCTGGATCGGCTAACGGTGCTGTTTTGCCCGAGGCGACCATAACTTCCAGAACCCCATGTCCACAACTGTGAAGTAGTTGTGATAGCGGCTGTAACACCGGAAACAGCGGAAACCTGAGCCCAATTGGTGAGTGCGCCGACTTGAACGGGACTAGATTTGTTGACAGTTGTGCCGTCTCCAAGTTCTCCGGAGCTGTTATTTCCCCAAGACCATAACGTACCATCAGACTTAGTCGCCACGACATGGTTCACAGAGGCCGACGACTTCGACCAGTTTGTCAAAGCACCGATCTGAACGGGACTTGATCTATTGATAGTATTGTTTTGGCCCAAGGCGCCGAAAGCATTTTGCCCCCAAGCCCATAGGGTTCCATCGGCTCTTAGAGCGGTTTTTGTAGCGCGACTACTAGAAACAAAGCCCCAAGTAGTTAAAGCACCAATTTGAACGGGGCTTGAGCGGTTGATGACAGTTCCATCGCCAACTGCGCCGACGCTGTTCTCGCCCCAGCTCCACAAGCTCGCCCCAGAAAACACCACGTTCCCAGTATTGAACGCAGACACCCGACCCGGCCCATAGATGTTGGTTGCGGCAGATCGAACCCTAAAGGTGCCTGCGCCCGTGGCTACAGTAATCGGAGACGCCGACCCAGTCGCGCCGACGGATGCCCCGGTGCTTTCGTTGATCGCCGTGACCGTATAGCCCGTGACCGCGCTTCCGCCGGGGTTGGCGGGCGCAGTGAATGCCACGGACATGGTTCCGATGCCGTTCGTGACAGACGTGATGGTCGGGGCGTCGGGGGCTTTCAGAAGGTCAAAGCCGCCGTCGACGTAGCCGCCTTGGGACGTAGTCATGGTCTACTCCTCGTCCTTTAGGGGCGTTTTCATGGCCAAGAGTTTTCTTTTTTCGCAAGCCACTCGTGCCGCCTCCCACATCTTGGCCATGTGCTCAGGCCTTTTCTTAGCGTTTTCGCTAATCTTCCTCCGAGTCTCCTCGGAGAAAACCTTACCTAGATGCGCCTCCCGCATCTTCTGTTTTGTTTCCTCTGTGTGAGGAATACCTTTCCTGTACCCGGGCTTGCCAAAGTGCGGGTGGAGCTCGCCGGTTCTACCGTACATCCCGTTGTACTCTGCAAGCAAGCCCTTGGAACCTTTTCCGCCAGAGCAGATGTTGTACCCTTCAGGCGTGCGGGTGTTGTACGCAGCTATGAACCGGGGTTCCACGAGATAGCAGTAGTCCCTCGTTCCGATGCAAAGAACCTTAAACACAAAGTTCTCTTCCCCGTATTTTGCGACAGCCTTTTTGAGCAGCGACCGGGTTCTGATGTTGTGTTTAAGATGGCTGCGCTGCCGACGTTCGTATTCAACAGTCACGCCAATGTACATTTTTCCGTTAACCTTATTGGTCACGGAATAAACGCAGGCAGCTTTTTCCACAAGCTGCTCCTGCATTTTTATGATATGTCCTCATAAGAGATTATCACCTTGAGGTCGTTCGCTGCACCAGCCGTTGCTCCAATCGAGCGGTCTTCTTCAAGGTAGATCGAGGTGTTCTTGTCGATCACCACCAGCGAGGCATCCGCAGGCACGCTCACGGTGCTCACGATCTGGGTCGCCGTTCCGCCAATGTCGTCTTCGCTGTAGTAGCTGACCGTGATGTCGGCAGCGTTTGTGCCGTCCACGTTTGAGACCACAAGCGAGTTGATCTTGAAGACCTTGCCGCTCGACGCTGGATTACTCACCACTGCGGTTGCAGAAGTGGTTGTCAGGTTGACCACGGCTGACTTGCCGTAGATCGAGGTGACGTTGACGATATTCGGGTTTGCCATAGCTTATCTCCTTAGCCGAACACGATGGCCATGGCGATGGCCTTGCCTGTTGAAATGCCCGCACTACCAAAGCTCAAATTTCCGGAGCCGTCTGTCACCAAAGCCTGTCCGCTCGTGCCATCTGCTGCAGGTAGCGTTAGAGTGTAGCTGACGGAAACAGTGCCGGGAGCATGAAGCGCAATGTACTGTCCGCCCGTAGTGTCCTGAAGGCGAAGGTCTCCTTGCGCCGTAATGTCCACCTGACCAGCAGTGACAGCAGTGAACGTTGGGCTGTCTCCAGTTCCCAGTCCGAGGTTTGTGCGTGCAGCGCCTGCAGTTGAAGCCCCCGTACCGCCATCCGCAATTGCCAAATCGGTGATGCCAGTAATTGAGCCGCCAGTGATGTTGACGCTCGACATGGCAAGGTCAGCGGTAAGGTCTACCACAGCAGCCCCTGCGCCAGCACCATCACTGTACACAATCTTTGTGTCGCCGTTGGCTACAGTGACATTGCCACCAGAGCCCTGCGTCAGAACTACGCTCTGTCCCGAGGAGTTCTTAACAACATACAAATGCTGTCCGTCATTGGGCGAGATGGTCACCGTGTTGGTTCCACTCGGGCTTCCACCGAAAACCAGAACAGCATACTGTCCGTCAGACAACGTTGCATCCGCTGTCGTCAGTGTATGCGTTGTTCCGGAAAGTGCAATTGCACCAATTCCGTTGGTTAGGCGGTCAATGATCTGCAGGTTGGTGTTTGTGGTCGAGCCCCATGTGCCAGACTGTTCACCAGTGGCAATCAGCTCTATGCCTGTCTGAGTATATGAACTTGGCATTTTGGTTCCTTACGCCGCGATTTCAGTCCAGATGGTGCCGACTGAGGGTGTAATCTCAGTATAAACAGTTCCGGGGTCTGGGACAATCCTGCCCCACACTAGCACAGGTTTGACAAGTCCTGTAGCCGAAACGCCAATCACGAAAACATTGGCATCACAGATAGTAGTAACCTGACCGACCTGCCCAGTTCCGCTAACGCCAGTGACGCTGACGTTTGCCTCGCCAACAATAGCAACGCTTCCAACGCCGCCAGTAGCCTCAACCCCGGTAACGCTGACCGAGACAGATTCCTGCACGCCAGCCGTTCCTACGGCCCCAACGGCCTCAACGCCTGTGACGTTTACAGATACGCCTGAGCCCTCAGAGACCGTGACGCTTCCAGCTTCACCAGATGCGGCAACGCCAGTAACAACCGCAAAGCCATCAGCCTCAACGGTTGCCGTCCCGACTTCACCAGACCCAGAGACGCCAGTAACACTGACAGACACATTCTCAGTTGTGGTAACCGCAACGCTGCCGACTTCACCAGTGGCAAAGCCAACAGCAATACTGCCTTCACCCCAAGCGAGTTCGCCGAACCCCGCTCGGCCCCAGCCGCTAAAGGGGACGACGACATCTGTCATGTCTTAGGCGATCCTGATAAGTGCGTTCGAGGCGTCTGCCGTTGGGAAGACAACAGTGAAGTCCCCAGCAGTTGAGGTTTTGTCTGACCCAAAGTCCAATACAACAACAGCCGGATCACCAGCAGCAGAGTCGTTATAGATCAACGCGCCGCGAGCCGTGATTGTGGCCGAGGTGAATGTCAGGTCGTTAAAGTCAGCAAAGGCTGTCGTGCCACTGGTTGTTGGCGTGACATTGGTCAAAGCGCCACCACCAGCCGAATACGACCCAGAAGCACCTACCTCGTTGCTTGAGGTATATGCCGTTGTCGCTGCCGTGAACGAGGCACTGTTGGTGTAGAGCGCCAGCTTAAAGGTGTTGCCCGTGCCGTTGGTGAAGTTGTGTACGCCCTGCAGGGCTTCCTGTTTAAAGGACGTGCACATAAAGTTGCCAGTGAAGGCCATGTCAGAGTCTCCTTATGAGTTCGGCCAGTTCCGGATGGCCCGCATCTGTTAGCGCATTATACACAGTTGTACGGTCACTGCGAATAGCCTGCCGCATGTAGCTCGCCACAAGCGTTTCAATGTTGCCTTGAAACGCGCGAGCCTGATCTCGAATCCCCGGATGCGCGCTATCAGAGACAGACACAATTCGGTTCACGCACTGCTCCGCCAATTCCTCTGGCGTGAAGCCACGGTTGTGGGTTGTCTTCACCAAGACAACAGGCTCATCGCGTGGAATGCTTAGCTTGACCTCAAACATTACATGTTGATCCTTGGCTCGCCATCTCGATAGCTGTCGCGTTTCAACCGTCCATCGCCAAGGTTCACAAGGCGGCGAAGTGCGTTGTCGTATGATTGCTGATATGCGGCCATGACATCCTGCTCACCCTTCATGAAGATGTAAGCATTAATCAAACTTCCATACAGCAAGACCTCTTCTGCATTGGTGCCAAGCCAAGATGTGCCGGAATCTACAATCGACGGCGGGTCGAAGTAGTAGTGCAGCTCAACGCTATAGCTGGCATTCGGGGTCGGCCCAAGCATGAAGTGGCCCGGAGAGTTTGTGGACTGCACATCGCCATCAAACTCTGCGTAGTACTTTGGCAGCCCAGTTGTTGAATTGGATGGGTAAGCTTCTCGAATGAAGTTCACATCCTTGTCCAATAGGAACGTGTAGTTCCCATCTCCATCAATCACAGCAAGAGAGAACGGAGATAGAAAGTCAGAGGGTCGCGCCAAGAAACGGTTAGATGCCGTCATGTTTGCAGTGACGTTCTTGCGAAGCTCTGGGATCATTACCGTGCGGTAGATTCGTTCCTCAGCCTGACGTACAAACGTTGGGATATTGGACACGAAGGTTGTCTCCGTGTTTTCCGTGTAGTCCTCAATCGCTTGTACTAGCTCAGAATAGTTCATTTGAACTTACCCCATACGGTATTTGCCACCCTTAGTGGCAGACCCCATGCCACGGCACATGCCGCCGCCATCACGCATTTTTCCAACTCCATCGGCAGCAAAGGCTGGCACACTCTTGCCACCATTCTTGACCATCTCAAGCTTTCCGCCAGCCTTTTGGTACTTCACGCCCTGCTTGATCGAGTGATCTGCCATATCATCGATCTCTTTGTCAGTTCTGGTGCGCGGACGCTTTGGCTTATTGAATGGATTTGCCTTCGGACGAGGTGACTTTTGCATGTCGATCTCCTTACGTTGTGACCACAGTCACGGTTCCAACAGACCCTACCATATACTGTGCTGGATTCCCAACCGGATTCCAACCCCATAGCTGCCTGCTGGCATCCTGAGATGTGTCGGGCCTTGGGTTCATCAAAGATTGCGGGTCATTGATTTTCACGCGGCCAAGAAAGTTTTGCGGCTGATCGGGATCAGCAACATCCCGACCTACACGGAAGCCCGTCTTGACCCCATTGTTGTATTCCCAGACAAGATCACTGAGCGGGTAGCGAAACCCGGTCTTGTCGCAGAAACCAAATGCATACTTTCCCTTGGCGTATGACATTAGCCACCCATCATGTAAGAGCTGAACGGAACAAACCTTACGGATGCACGCTCTTCATCCTCGCCGGATGCCAGATTAAACTGGAACTCGTATTCCTGCTTCAGGGAAGCAACGCGGTTCGCGGCTTCTGGCTTCTTCATGGCGATGTAATAGGCAAGACCAGACACAAGAGCAGGAACGAACCGAGGCGGCACAGAGCTGGTAGATGATCCAATACCCGACGACAGGCCATCAATTCCCTTCAGGCGATAGTATGCCAGAGTGTAAGGCGTCGTAGCATCTGGGACTGGCCACAGTGTGATCTTCGTTTCGGTTGGCAACCTCTGCACATAAATCTGAGTTGGACGCCCCTGCGTGTTCTTGTTGGTCTGCTGGGCATATGTCGAGACACTGATGCGCTCAAGCGCCGTGTCGGTTTGATTTGTACCAGTTCCTGTACGAACCTGATGCTCTAGGAGGTCAATGGTATCAGATGGCATTGTATAAGTTGCGGTGCCTGCAGTGATTGCAAGTGTGCCGGAATCAATCGTGAACAGATTGAGTCCACGGTTCTGCCACTCCAGCGTCATCAGGTTAAGACTACGCCGCGCCGTTTTAAGATCGTAGCCCGAACGCATCTCAAGGCCCGCCCGCTCGTAGGCTTCCTCAAAGAGTTCTGGCAGGTCTGGTGTGACTACAGCCATCATTTGGCCTTTCTGTGAGCGGCGGTTTTCTTGGCAATATTCTTGGGCTGCGCTACAAACTGCTTGCCCTTGCGTGTGCCTTCACGCTTGGCCTTGGTGCTTGCGGCATACTCAGCAGGCGAAAGAGCCTTTATTGCCGATTCAGGCAAATAACGCTCTCCCGTTGCCTTGGGCCCCTGAGTGGACGGCTTACCAGATTTGGTTCGCCACTTCTGCTCCGTCCAGTTCTTTAGACTTTTCTGGGAAGCTTTCAATCTCTGTACCCCCCGCCCTTGGCTTTGTACTGCTGCGCCAGCATCTGTGCTTTCCTAGCACTCCACTGACCCGGCTTACCACCCTTGCCACCCGACTTGATGCTTTCGAACAGAGCCTTCCTCATGGAAGGCTTTGTGTAGTTCCCAGCTTCGTTGACGCGTGACTTAGTCTTTTTCATTACTTTGCCTTCAGGCAACGACCTGCTGCCTTGCACTTTGCAGGCGACGGGCAAGAGGCGCAGGTCTTGAAAGCCTTGCCACCCTTGGCCATCATCTTTGGCTTCTTGCTGGATGGCGCAGTTGCGATCTGCTTACCCATGTTTGCGCGACTGATCATTTCTTCTTCCCCTTCTTGGCTACACCCTTGATAGAACCCTTGTTCTCAGCGGCGTAGAAGACGCGCTCACCGCGCTCCTTCCCGTACTGCTTGGCCATAGCGGCCTTGATCTTCTTGCCTTTAGCGGTAAGCGGCATGCATCACCTCAGCAGTTCCAAGCCCGAAGGCTCTTGTTAATGCGACTGTTGGGGTCGCGCTTGGTCTTCTCACTCGTGAGTTTCTTCTTCATGCCTGTCATCCGGGCACAAAAGGAAGCCCTACGACCCTTGTCTTCTTTGGTCTTGGGACTCGGTGCCGGAGGCTTGAGGTTCATACCCTGAGCCTTGGCTGACGCCCGCCCTTTTGCATTCAGGCCACCCTTTGGGTCTTTGCCTTCCTTGCGTGTCCACGCGGGCGTCTTTGCCATGGGATCATCCGTAGTAGATGTTGATCGAGTCGAGGTTGCTTGCGAAAACGTACAACCCGATTCGAGCCAACAATCCATTTCCGGGAATTGAAAACCCGTTAAAGAATATGTCGCTAGCCGAGGTATGGTAGGTAGCCATCCATCTAGCACTGTTTCCATCTACTACAGACGAAACATAACGGCACACCGGGTTGTTGGAGATTGTTCCGGAGTTGATGTCTGTCAAGGTAAAAGTATTCGCATTCGTGACAGTGATCTTGTAGTTCCCCGGAGTGGCAATAACCCCAGCATCTGGCTGAAACGAAATGCCAACAAAATCGCCAGTAGACAGGCCATGCGCATTTTTTGTGACAGTAACGGTTGTTCCAGAGCGCCCATAGGTTCCGGCTACAGGAGCTAGGTTTGTGTCCCATAGCTCCAATATACCAGCACTTGAGCTACCCACAACATCGATAGCCTTTACTGCGGCTCGCTCTTTGTAAATAAACCCACTGCTGTGCAGATGGCCAGATCGAACGTATACGTCGTCCATGAAAGACTCCTATTAGGCGTCGTAGCCAAAGATTTCGATCAGCAAGCGACCAGCGGTGTAGGCCGCGTTCGAGGTGCCCTGACCAACCAGATAGAGATACTGATTGGCAGCGATATCGGTGCCGTAGACAACCGATCCGAGAGCCAGAGTGCCAGAGTTGATGATCTGGGTTTCAGCCAGAGCGGTGATTGCGGTGTCTTCAACGCCAGTTCCCTCGGTCGCCGAGTACAGGTCGATGTCGGTGTCGCCGCCAGCCGGAAGCTCATAGCAAGTCATACGGACACCAAACACGGTGCCGCTGTTTGCTGCGGTGACGCGACCAATGTAGGCAACGCCAGAACCGTTCTTGCCGATGATGTCGCCAGCGGTGCCGCCCGAGTGCAGGCCAGTAAGGTCGATCATGATCGAGGTGGTAACGATGCCGTTGTTACGAGCAACCGAAGTCTCGTAAACGGCGGCGGTGCCCTCAATGCCTGCGCCAGTGGCGGCAGGGGTGCCCATGGCGAAACCAAAAGACCCTGTAAGAGTTTCAGTTCCGGAGGTTGCGTTTACGGAGATGGTCTGGAAGCCATTCTGCGAGCGGACGGGGCCGCTGAAAGTTGTGTTAGCCATGGAATTACCCCTTTGCACAAGGATTCGCCGCGCAGTCTGTGCATCGTCAGGTCGGGCGTCCTGTCTGCGTGGCTGATGTTACCCTGCGCGAA